GTCGTTGTGTTTCTTGGCAATCTCCTTGAGGTTCTTCTTGGTGAAGCCAAGTTCCTCGGGGGTTAGCTCAGGAGAAATTAAGAAGAGAACTCCTAAGTCCCTGTCTGCCTCTGCTATCTCTGAAGACCTACGACGACATTCCAAGGCAGCGTCATAGCATGACTTCATACCCTTGTAGTCGCGATTGAGGGCACAGAGTTTAGCAATATCCTCATACTTGTTGGCAAAGTTGCTTTCCCAAACTTTAATGGGGACATTACAATCCACCTGAAAGTAGTTGATAGCCTGATAGATTCTCGCCATACAGGTGCGTTCCTCTATCTTTAGCCGTTGCTCTGCATTGATACGGAGCTTCAGCTTTTTTGCAGCTCTTGTAATGTTACGCTCATGCTCGAATATCTCCGCAGACCATTGTAGTTGCTGTAAGAACAACTTTATTTCCTGTGGAATACCCTCGCAGTCCCCATTCGTCAAGAATGCGGATATAAGGTCAGGGTGTATGGAGTCTAACTTCTCAATTTCACTTTTCATATTCCAAAGAGTTTCATACGCAGGTCTTTCTCAGCACGCTCATTCTTGCGTTCCTCAAGCAAAGTAATAGAGTCATTATCCCCTTTCTCTGCTTTTTTAGCAAGCTCTGCGTCAATGTTATATTCGCCAAGCGCAAGTCCTTGCTGGTATGCCTCGCAATACACATCCCCAGGAATGGTGATACGATACAGCAAGGCTATACGCTTAGTTTTCCTCAGACCGAGTAGCTGGCAGATACGTTCGGGGGTATAATTCAATGCTCCGAGCGTTCTGACTTGATTGATATACTCATCTGAGAGAATTTCATTCTGTACTAATTCCGACATAGAATTATCTTTTTGGTGTAATCCTCTGATAAGACATTGCCATCCCTCTCCAACAGAACTGGCTGTTGGGGAAACATTGCCATGTATCTTCGTACAGTAGCAGACACGTATTTAGGGTCTATTTCCATTCCATAGCCGATACGGTCGGTCTGTTGGCACGCCATAATTGTAGAACCTGAACCAGAGAACACATCAACAACAATATCGCCATTCTTGGCACTGTTGGTAATTGGGTATGCCATCAGCGCAATAGGCTTCATTGTTGGATGAATTCTATTGGCTTTTGGCTTATCGAAATTCCAAATGGTTGTCTGCTTCCTATCTGAGTTCCAAAAATGTGCAGCCCCAGGCTTCCAACCGTATAAACACGGTTCGTGCTGCCATTGATAGTCCTGACGTCCCATTACAAGGGAATCCTTGACCCAAACGCAGCATTGCGCAATCTTGAACCCTGCTTCTCGAATGGCTCTACGAAAGTTCTCGCCTTCAGAGTCTGCGTGGAAAACATAGAAGGAACCTCCAGCTTTAACAATGGAAAACATCACGTTGAATACAGACTGTAAGAAGCGGAGGAACAAATCATTCTCCATTGAGTCGTTCTGAATGGTAAGTTTACTATCTCCGCCACCTTCATAATTTACATTATAAGGAGGGTCTGTGAGAATCATATCAGCAACTTGTCCATTCATCAACATAACAATATCCTTTTTTGAACGACAGTCTCCACACATCAGTCTATTATTGCCAAGTCGGAAAACATCACCAGGACGGGCAAAGACATCACTGTCCTCTTGTGGAAGGGTATCAACGGCATCTTCTTGTATCTCTGCTGTATCATTCTCTGTGGCAAATAACTTATCTGTTCCGACAGAGAAATCGTTTTGCTTAACTTCATAGCCAAGATTGAATTTGGCAAGATCATCGCCGCTAATATTATATTTCGTGAATAAAAGGGTATCGGGATTCTTCTGCGCAAACTCTGAATTATATGCAGCGATTTCCTCTACTGCTTCTTTCTTGTTCGAAGCCTGTATTTCCTCATAGGGAATATCGGGAATCTTGAAACCATAGGAGCGAAGCCCGAGAAGAGCCTTCCTTCTTTGGTGCGCATCGATAATCCACAGCTTACCGTCAGGGTCTTTCCAAACTTTGAATGAATACTTGAAGCCACGAGTGATTATGAGCATCTGCAACTTCGATAATTTGTCTGCATCAGGCTTTTTGAAATCTTCCTGAAGTTCGATAAAAGAGTCCAGCGGGGCAGTAGGAAGACCACCCAAATTAAAAACTTTTATGCTATTTTCCATTGTCATTATTTATTTTGTTGTTCAAGAACCATTTTGAAAAGTCGCTCCCTTTCCTGATGCCTTTCGAGGTTCTTTCGGTCGGCGGTGCGCTTATCTTTTCTATCGCTTCGCTTGAGATAGGAGCGATAACGCTTGATATTGTCGAACACGTTCTTATGCTGACGGAGGAACTCGGCAGGGTCGGAGCGAAGCAACTTGATGAGCTGGGCAATCTCTGAGCGTCCGAAGAGTATGGGGTGCTTACAGAGAAACTTGCCCGTATCATTGAATGATTGCAACTCGGCAAAGGCTTGATTATTTCTTATCCTTAGCTCTGCCATATCAGTTACGGTGTGGGCTGTGGGGTGAGTATCAAGCACTTCGTCGAGCTGCTTCATCTGTCGCCAAGTGTTGATGCGGTCGTTGTAGATAACGGTTGCCATCTGCACGTCGGCATCGAGAAGATTAGTCCAGTCTACTTTTGGGTACTCTTCTTCTTTGGTGAGGTACTTTTTTTTTCAGTTGCTGGTTGCTCGCCTTCTTCTGCTGCCTCTGTGGCTGCTTCCTCTTTGGGCTGTTCCACCTCTTCAGCTTCAGCTTTAGGAGCTTCTTCAAGAACTGTTACCTGCTCTGTTTCCTCGGTCGTTTCTATGGGAATCTCCTCTTTGGGCTGTTCCACTTCCTCGGCTTTAGGCGCAGGAGTTTCGTCGGTAGGCTTCTCATTAGCAGGATTATCGTTATCCTTTGGGGTTTCGTCCTCTTGCTTCTCGCCTTCGACAACAGACTTCTCTTTCTTCTCTTCATCAGGATTTGGATTATCATCACCATTAGGGGTGTTGTTTGTTTCTGCCTCGGCTTTCTGGGTTGCAAAGTATTCACGGCGGTTACGAACAACCTCGTCATGCGTAACAACATCCAGCAAATCGAACAGAATATCCTCGGCGTTCTTGGTTGGAGCAAGACCGTAGCGAATGAGATTGCTGTTGCCTGGAGACTTATCCTTCAATAGCGCAAGGTCGGCCTCGGCAGCCGAGGGGTTTGACAGCTGGCGAAAATGATTGAGTTTCTCTTTTACACTATACATAATTAAAGGAATTAAAGGAGTTAGAGAAGTTACCCTCTCTAACCCCTAAAGATTATACTTCGGTACGAGATACTTCGATTAAGGTCGTTGTATCAAGGATGCGGAGTGTAAGGGTTGTCCCTTCCTTCGCCGTCCATGTAGCACCATTCTCCAACACGAAGGTTGTACCATCGGTAACGGTGGCTGGCTTATCAGTTCCTGCGCCAACAAGGGTGATGTAGCGACCCTTATCGGTGGCAGTAAGACCTGAAACGGTTGTGATAACCGCTGCCGAGCCTGTGCCGTTGGCAATCTTATAGGTGTTGGAAGATGCCGTGATGGCAATCTCGGTAGCACCTGCTGACACCTCCGTCGATGCGTTCATTGCAGGGTTGCCAGTGTAAATCAGCGGTAAGTCTACTGAAGAACGCTTGAAGGTAAAGGTGGTGTAACGGCCGTCCTTATCGTCCTTAGTCTCTGTGTTCGAGAGAATGATAGGGCGTTCCAGCTCGCCGATGATATACCATTCCTTCGACTTGATGTGTTTGAAGAAGATAATGAACTTGCCACCACCATATTCTTCGATGAAGTTGTAGAGCTGAACTCGTGCGCCACCCATGATGATAACAAACTGGTTTTCGCCAGTGGTAGTGATGTCGCCCTTCTCGGTTGTTCCTGTGAATGTAGGAATGTCGTGTGCCTCGAAGTAGTGCGGTATCTCTCCCTTCTTTAACGGAATGGGTGCCACCTCACGCTGTGCGTTGGGCTGTGGAAACTCCTTAGTACGGTCAATCTGGTTAATAGCAACGAGGTAGACTATATAGGATATGTCGCTACCGTGGGTATCACGATCGGACACATCATCGATATGCCCTAACATAGCCATAGAAGCAAGCGAGAGTCCTGAAGCAGAAGCCATTCCCAGAGAGTGGTCGAGCAACGCTCCGAGCAATAAGATAACACCGAAAGCCGCAAACGTAACCATGAACATATTGCGAGCCTGACGGTTGGCGTAATTAAATCCCTTCAAGGGATTGTACGCACGGTGTCGTTTTTGAATTTTATTTCTAATCATTGTTCTTTTTGTTTTGTAGGGAGCAGCCCTAAAGCTGCCCCCTGCGTTCAACTATCATTTAACTAACAACTAAAAAATGGCCGATATTTACCTGCCGCCTGGAACATTAGGCTGCAACTCCTTATTGATGGTGCGCTTGCCACCTACGCAACGCTCCAGCTCACGGAAGTTGCCATCGCCTCCGATGATAACCATAATGTAGTCGCCCACCTTCGTTGCCGTGAAGGCATCCGAGATATTGGCGAACTTACCCGACTTGGCGATGGTTGGAAGATGATCTGCCACACCAGCCTCGATGCAGTAGGCTACACCTTTCTTGGCATTGACGATGTCGGTAATGGTATCGGTGGTGGTGGTAGCATCTGTAATCTGCCAAAAACCATCGTTGCCGTCCACCTTATCCTTAATGGTGGCAGCGAAGAGGTTGATGAAAATTTGCTGCCATTCGTAAGCGTTCTTATCCATAGCATCACGGTTATCGAAGCGGCGACCTGTGAATGAAGCCGAGCAGCCTTCCTTCCAAGTACTCCACGCACGTACCTGCTCCATCTGCTCCTGCATCTTCATAGCGAGCATCTCTCCAGGAATATACTCCAAGAACTGGAGGTTACCGGGCTGATGCAACATCATAAATGGGAGCTGACCGAGGTAAGGCAGCCAAATAATGTTCGTGGTAGTATCGGGTACTACGTTGAGCGCACCCATCGGACCCGTGAAATCGGTATCCTTACCATAGGTAGTGCGGACATTCTTAATCCACCAGCCCTGATGGTTCTTGTTGAGGTAGATAACGTGCTGGTCGATATCCATATCCTCGGTAACGGTACTGCGAACATCGGCAAGGAACTCCTGAACGGCAGCCAACATCGTTGCCTGTGTATAGCTGCGGTAGTCCTCGTCCACGTGTGGCTTAATGTCGTACTGATGCACATAGCGCAACAAGGTATAGAGGATACCTGTACCAGCGTTGAGATAAGAACCAGCCACACCAGTCTCGGGCTTCACGTAGATACCACGCATACGGCGTTTGTTCTGTTCCACCTGCGCTGTGGTAAGGGTATTGAGTAACTGATACTCTATCATCGTCCACTTGATAGGGTCGGAGCCTTCCTTATTGAGATAGCCGATGTACTTGCGTTCTAATTCCTTCATTGGTCCCCATTCCATCTTGATCATGGCATCATCAACGTAACCCATGTGATTCTCGATCTTCATGCCACCCTTGAATACTTCACCTGTCTGATAAGCCTGTGAAACCTCGTCGAAGAAGGCATTGAAAACAAGACCTCTATCCTGATAGCCGTAAGCCACTGGGAAGTACTGGGTCATATCGCGGAGCTGAAGCACACGTGCGATGAGTGCGTCCTGACGAAGAACGATGAACTGGTCGCCGACACCAGCCTTGTCCACACCCTCATAGTTGGTGGCATACTTACCAGCAGCGAGGGCTGGGGCATCGAGCAACTTATTCTCCTGAAGGTACTGGTAACGAGCCTTGAGCGACTTGGCAAAGCCGTAGGCAGCCTTGTAAAAGGCAACACCATCCACCTGCTCGTCTACTTCAGGCAAGGCTGCGGCAGCACGAGGATTGGCGGCAATCTTATTCCAGCGATCCTGCATCGAGAACATTTGGTGTTCTACACCGAAGAGATACTTAGGTGTGTTGCCAAAGCCATTGATGCTAACAGAAGAAACCGTAATAGTCTGTGTTGGTTTGTCCTCTTCAGGCTTCTTTGCAAGGGCCTGGAAGTCGGCACGCATACCATTGAGCGACTCAAGAATACCCTCAAGAGTGGCATTGCTTTGTGGCTGCTCCTCTTCGGGATTCTCGTTCTCCTTAGACGCAGGGTCTACACCTTTAATAACTGACTGAATGGTGTTGAGCATCTGCTGGAACTCGGCAGCCTGCTTGGCGGTCTGCTTGGCTGCCTGTTCCGCAGCAAGGTCATCATTCAGCGTGGTCTGATACTTCTTCTGGTATTCAGCCACAATAGAATTGAACTCCTCTTGAGAAAGAGTCTTGTCCTCGAACTTCTTGCCGAGCTGCAAGAGGTCAAGAACGCTTTTCAACTTTTCTTTGAAATTCATAATAAACTAAAAACTAAAGAATTAAATATTGTATATGGCAGTCTTCAATTTGTTGGCGTTGGAATATTCGCTTCCCATTGTCATTGCTTCGGCCACGGCTTCAGCCATAGTTTTGCTACCATCGGCAAGACCTATCTCCACAGCCTTTGGCGTGTAGAAGGTCTCACCACGAAGCACAGGGGCATCGTCGGGCAACTCTGCCAGCGACTTACGCTGTCCCCTTACCTCTGCGAGGAACTGGGCGTTGAGAGGGTTGAGAATATTCTGAACGAAAGCTTCATCCTTACCATGACGGAGGTCATCGAATGTCTTATTCTTGAGATCGGAATTGGTAGCCTTGGCTTCTACTTTCTTGATACCGAGTTTGGCAAAATAATCCTCGAAGTCGTAAAAGCTACACATCGTGCCGATGCAACCTGCGTAATCGTTCTCCGTCAGCGCATAGATACGGTTACCATGACAACCGATATAGTATCCTGCCGAACAGCACATCTTCTCATAGAAGGTAAGGATTGGCTTTTTACAATTGCGGAGCGTTTCGCTCAGGCGGTCAAGATACCACGCCTCGCCACCAGGCGAGTTGATGTGAAGGAAATGGCAAGAAATCTGTGGGTTGGCTTCGGCAGCGAGGAGGTCGGCTTCAAGTTGCTTGGAAGAAAACCACCAATAACTCTCTGCCATCACTGTGCCAAACACACGGTGGTAGGCAATAGAATTATCAGGGAGCTGCTCATCGTCGAACTCATCGGTAAGCGTTACCGCAGCCCCCCCTTCCTGTGCAAGCACCTTGATGAGTTCCTGAAGGGCAGTATGGGTTTCAAACTGATACCAAGTGTGGTTTTTCAAATAAACCTCTTTCTCGGCTTGAGAAAATCCAAGTGCAGATTTCGGGTCTGCATTATCGTCGATTTTTCCATGCAAAGGAAAAACTGAGAGCATGGCTTGACGGAAACCATCTACCGTTATCCATAGTGGTTTACCTGATACAAGTAGGTTCTGTAATTCGTTCATCAACTTATTTTTGATGCGAATTTACTATATAATAAGGTGTAGACAAAAGACCTACAAAAGAGGGTCTGTAAGCATTTTGCACTTTATAACGAGGTTGGCGGAGGTGAGATTAGAGGCTATCTGAACTCGTGCAGGAATATCGGAAGTGCCTATACTATGGGGTTTCCTGTCTGATGTCTTGATTGTAACAATGGCACTTCGTTCAACAGAGAATACCCTGCGAACCTCCTTGACGGGGAGGTCTATCACTAAGGTCTTATCACAATTCCAATAATTACCGGCATCATTGTCAGTAAGTTGTGGTATGTATGAGAAGGTGTCGGCGATAAAATCATACACATTTTCCTTTTCGTGTTTATCTTGATTAACAAGACGCACTTGAACGGCATTTAAGAACTCTAACATAGTCTGCGATATTTGAATGACAAAAACAATAGTTCGGTCTGTATTAAAAAACTTTAATTGGATGCAACTTTTTGATACTTGCGCACCTTCTTAGGTCTGAGGCGGTTTCGGAAACGATAATAATTCTTCAAAAGCGCATCTGAGGAGATAGACTTCAACTGATAGGTGTGAATAAAATCGTAGATGACATCAATGTTCCTACGTTGCCTACCGAACTCCTCGTTCTCCAACAGAACACGGTGCAGTTCAAAATTGAACATTCGTCGTATCTGCTTCTCTATCTCCTTAGCTGCGGCCACGGAAAGGTAGTTGTAATAGGCAGGGTCTTTCCAAGCAACGCCATTACCAGCCTTCCTTGTGGGTAGCTGGATATAAAGATTACCGTCTTTTATATCGGCTTCATTAGAACGACTATGCGACATATTCTCCCAAACACAGTGATAAAGGTCTGTATTGTAAGGTATTTTTACTGCCTTACTCTTCTGATCTAATCCATATTTTCCAATGACATACTCTGCAAGATAGGGTTCTATCCTGATAGTCGTTATTTTTTTGAGAGCTCTTTTTTCTTTGTACATTGCTTTTTAAAGATTTTAGCTTCCTACCGTCCTACAATCCTACAAATTTTAAACGGATTTCACAAAGTTACTGAAAATAAATGAGTTAAAAAAAGGAATACAACAAAAGTTATCCTATTTCACTCAAAAAAGCGAACCTACAACCTCCTACTATGACCTAAAATGGGATAATTTGTAGGACGAAGCGACTCAAAAACCATTTCCTACAAAAAAAAGCCATTTCCTACAACATCCTACAATCCTACAGCATATCCTACAAACATAAAACCTTTAATAAACAGATATAAATATATGATATATAAATAGTTATAAACAATATCACTTAAAAGCTAAATGTCATTTGTAGGATTGTAGGATTGTAGGAAGCACTTTTTTAAAAAATTATTTTCAAAATCGTTGTTTTTATTGCTTTCTTATATTTTTTTGGGGTACAGGGGAAAATGTGTGTTTTGATTGTCAATATTTAAGATAATAATAATTACCTTGTAAGAAAAAGCCCCAACACAAGTAAATGTGTCGGGGCGCGTCAAAATAAAACCAGACTGGATTAGAGCCTGTCTGCGGCATTGGCTACACGAACTGAAATATCTTTCAAGGCTGCGCGCAGTTTTTCACGGTCAACATCGCTGAAATCATCGGGTGCACCATTGTTCCGTCCACTAAATTTGTGATACAGCCATGTGCGACTCTTTCCAAAATAGTTTTTGGCAAGGTATGCCCAGTTAACTTCCTCATATACATCGTCCAGCACTTGGCGAACACTTGCCTTTTGTTTTTTAATAGCTACTTTCATATTATTTGCCTTTTATACCCTCCATTTGCAGGGAGGGCGATTTGTTACTCTTGCTCCATTAACTCGTAAACAAACTCGATAATTTCTCGTTCCATCATCTTTGCTACATTAAGGTAGGCTCTTCGATAATTGCGAATGAGTTGGATAAGCTCGTCTTCTTTTTCTGTTCTTTTCATTATTTGTTTGTTTTATTTTGACATTACAAAGACAATCATCTTTTGCGGATTATTCAAATATTTGGCTAATAATATCATCAAATGATGAAAAGATTAACATTTGCATAAAAAAACGCACCTACCCATTGCGGACAGGTACGGCTGAGGATATATATGATAATGGATGCTTAGAAAGGTTCGTCGCTATTAACCATTGCAGGGAATGGTAGTGCAGGGTCTGCAAGTTGGGTCGGTTGTTCAGATACTGGAATAGGTTTAGCATCTTCCTTTGGTTTAGCTTCTTCGGGATATGTGCGCCTAAAATCGATATTATATATTTCCCTAAACTTATCATAGTCGATGATTACTGCTGATGTAGAAGTTGATTTTGATTTACGTATCTTCACCAGTGTAATATCATAATCAGTTCGTGTAACATCCTCTGTTTCCTCCCATGTAAATCGACGAGAGGGAACGGTTCCTATATATGAGGGATGACTACGTAGATTCTGCTCGATGGTAGACAGCGTGCTGCCCTCACTATTATATCCGCTGCGGTCGAAGATGCTGAATACCGAACTGAGACGAATGAACATGATGTTCGTGTCAGGCTCGAACGTGAATGTATGCTGGTCGCCTCGAGAATCCTTGCCTGTAACCTTCTTTGGCTGCTCGATGAGGAACTCACGACCCTCGATAACCTGCTTTGTGTCAATCATATTGTTGACAGCCGTGAAGAACATTGCCAATTTATCTGTGCTACGGATGAGAGAAAGCTGGAATCTGATTTTCTCTTGTGCAATCTTGAAGAACTCTGCGTATGCAAACGGAAGCTGAAGGCTGGAATATTGCTCTATCAATTTCACTGTTCCAAGGAACAGCGAAGCAGTCTTCATTAAACGATCCATTTCTCCTGAATTGATAACATCTTGTTTCAGCTCATTGTACGCCTCTTGCTTGAGATGACGGAAGTGGTCCATAAACATTGGGCGAAGTTCCAATATCTGAAGCAGCACATTTGACAGTCCCACCTTATTTGGGTCTTCAATAGTCTTCAATTCCTCGAAGATACGAACTTCCTCCTGTGTTCTGTTGCGAGGCTTGGGTACTTCGCACACAATAACACGGCTCATAAGCGCATTATCATCACGCTGTGGGGTTTCCTGACCACAGATAATGACTGGGGCAAACACTTTATCATTTTCTATTTCCCTTCCTGATGTACCCTTACGCTTCTGCTTCCCATCACCGTCATATACGATACCTTTCAATGCTTGAAACTTATTATCGCTGATGTCCTTGTTATTGTATTCGTCAAGTACGACTGGAACATCCTTGAACATACCCATAATAGTGGCCATGGCTGCGTCGGTACCTGTATTCAGGTTGAAGATAGGAATATTTGGGGAAATGAAGAGTGAGCGAATGGATATGGCAATCTGTGTTTTACCTGAAGACATCGGACCCATAAAGAAAGGAGCTGTGAACAATCGGTCGATGCAGTGGATGTTGCTTCGAAAGGCACACATAATGGCGAAGATAAGTGCCCACTTTCCATTATCGTTGATTTTATAGACCTGGTCCATCAACGATGCCCACTTCTCGAATGTTACCCTTTTCTCCGCAGGAACTTCCTTATATACCAGTTGACTGATAAGCTCGTACTTATCCGATTGCTTTCCACTGCCAGCATATATCGTTGAGAATGCTGGCAGATAGTAGTTGTTCTTGTTGTGTGTAACAACTCCCAGTTCATTGACTGGCTCAAACTGCCATTTCCCCTCTACGTTGTGGAATATACCGTTGGCGAATGCGAAGAATTGTTCGTCTGCCTTACGGCTCATACCCTCGCTCTGCTGATTGCCATATGTATTGACCTCTGAACACATCACGAAATGTCGGCTCATATATGTCTTGATGGCTTTCCATTGCCATTCCTCGCCATTAAAGTTCACGGCTTCGTAATTGATAAGCACTTCCTCTATCGATGACATCTTCAGCATTGCCTTGGAAGGTATCTCTATGTAGATGGGGGTGTCATAAAAGCGACGATTGATACGAAGCACACGCTTGTTTTGCTCGAAATCATCAGAAAAGATGTGAAGCAGCGGAGTCATAAAGAAGTCGGCTACCTGTGTCATTCCATTACCGTTCTTATTGCGGAACATATAGCATACAGGTTCGCTCTTTTTATTTAAACGGGGATAATAGCCACATTCTTTCCACATCTTTCGGTAGTCCTCATTCTCCATCACATAATCAGGAGGCTCGTTTACATCGAACTCCTCATCGTCAAGGTTATCTGCTTGCATACTCACCTTCATCGCAGCCTTGCGCTTGGAAACGAAAGGCTTTCTCAGTTCATCAAACTGTCCCTTGGTGAGCTTTAGATTTGAACAGTAGTGATTACGGTTTACCGTGATTACCGTATCCTCTGCATAAGATGTGAGTTCAATACATCGAGAAACAAGGGGAACTTTATCTCCTTGGAAGGTTTCTAAGAACCTGCCATACAGCCCAATGTAGTAATCGACGAACGAGCCTGTGGAGTCATTGTAGGTCATCTGAATATTGATGCCTGAGCGAAACATCTCTGCAAGTGTACTTAGATAGTCGCTTTCATCGCCGTCTGCATTAATGCTACAGCCTGTTTCTGATGATGCAAAATAGCAATAAACACGGCGTAGCTCCTGAATATCATTGCTGGATGGGCGACCAGCAACATAGACGATAGGTTCTTCACCATAACCGTCAAGAAATTCCTGCATAACCGAGGTTAAAATACCAGGACGGTCGCTTTCAAGATTCTCCTTTAGCGCATCAAAACCAAAGATACCCGACTGCGTCTTGGTTTGAGGCAATACTTCCTTTACCTTGGCACGTAAGCCTCTGACCTTACCGTCAATAATGCCGATCTTGCTCTTGAAATCGACAGCAATAGACTTAATATACTCTAATCTCAGAGCAGCGTCCTGAACGAAAGCAACAAGCGAACATATCGTATTCAGGCAGTCGGCAATAACTGTCTCGTCCTTACAGCCGTGAGGTATCATCATTCTTTTGAGAGCCTTGGGGAAAGGTTCTGTCAGTTCTTTGAACTTATCTTGTGTTGCCTCTCCATTGGCTTTGGCAAATTCGTCGGGGTCGGTTCCTTTCGGGAGACGAATACATTTAACCTTTGCCCCAGCTTTCAATAGCAGCTCGCAATTCTTCAACGAAGCCTTGACTCCTGCTGCATCTGCGTCATAGACCATAACGATAGAGTCCGTGAAGCGAAGAAGTAGCTTTATCTGGTCATCTGTAAATGCCGTCCCACTTCCACCGATTACGTGCTCCACGCCAACCTTATGAAGGGACATAACATCGAACTGACCTTCTACAAGATAAGCGTAGCCTTTTTTGCCGATGGGCTTTCTTGCCTGGTAAAGACCAAAAATATGCTTACCTTTTGTAAAGAGGGGTGTTTCTCCTGTGTTCACGTACTTACCAACACCCTCCCTTGGTGTAATGATACGCCCTGAAAAACCGATAATATGTCCCTGCATATCATAGAAAGGGAACATTACACGGTCTCTGAATCGGTCGTAGAACCTACCTTCAGTAGAACCAACAACATCGACTTCCTTCAATCGGTCGAGTGAGTAACCAGCAGCAGTGAGCGTGTTCATTGCGACATTGCCCACTGGGGCATAGCCTACACCGAAGTCGGATAATGCTTTGTCATCTAATTTGTACCCACGGTTATTCAAAAAACTCTCGACTTGAGATAGATTCTTTTGGAAAAACTTGGCTGCTGCCTCGATAGCAATCCGCTGTGCTTCCTTTTGTTTATACTTTGCTTCTTCTTCAGGACTCATTTCCTTCTGTGGAAACTCCAATCCTGCTAAGGTGGCGCACCAACGTAAGGCTTCGATGAAGCTCAAGTTAAGATGATGTTGGACGAACGAGATGACATCACCGCTCGCTCCACAAACAAAACAATGATAAGTCTGCCTTGAAGGGCTTACCACCATAGACGGTGTGTGATCATCATGGAATGGACAGACTCCCTTATAGTTTACGCCAGCTTTATGCAAGTGTGTAAAAGACTCGACCACGTTCACGATGTTCAAAGCAGATTTTACCTTTTCAATAAATGACTTATCTACCATATTATTTTTCCTCAAATAATTCTAACTGGCGTGATTCCAACACTTCTTAAATGGTTATACCCAAGAACTCCGCCACTGCGATGTATTCCTCTCCTGTGATTGATTTCCTTCCGTAGTACAAATCCCACCAACGGCGTTGCCCGATACCAGTTTCCTTATAAAAAGCCCTTGTAGAGGTAAATTCTTCGAGATGTCTGAACTTCAGCTTCAGCATCTCCATCGATAAATTGCGTTTAACCAATGGGCCAGGAGTCATTCTCCTGCGCAGAACAAAAAGTCTGACGGACATCGGGCTGCGACCAAGACTGGCAGCCATATCCTCAAACGAGACCTTGACAAGGTTCTGCTGAACATACTCAGCCTCTTGTGCAGTCCACCGTTTATTCTTTCCATTACTTTTCATGCTTAATTATACTATTGAATTCTCTGTCAAATTTCCAAATTCGTAGCCGGTCAGTTTTATCCACATGACCAAATTTGCATTGAACATAGGCTTGTAATGCAGCACGGAGCAGTTTAAGCTCTTTATCCGTGAGTTCTTGTATGGAGTAATTTCCCCAGCCATCTTTATCAATGAACATTTTTTAGAAAATTTCTTAATGTTTTCGCTACTCCATCTCGCCAACGTTTTCGCCAAGTAGGAGTGAATACTGGTTTTACTTTGAATTTACCACGAAAACGGATTTCTTTTGCGACAGCCTTTCTTTTGGATAGCTTCATTATCTTTCTTATACTGGTCATTGTTAATCGAATTTTAGGTCGAACAAATTATCTCTATATAGAGGATGAGCATCTACTATTCTCCATATACCTTCTTCGTTAGGAGCGATAGTAACGCCATCATTCTCTCGGGTAGTGAAAGCGCGACCGTGTTCGTCCCAAACTATTCCTTTGTCGCCTTGGTGCGCAATGACTTGGCGAACATCGGAATGTCTCAATTTCATCTCATCAATGACGATGTCTGCATTTAATGCAGCAATAGCTGTTTCAAAGTCTTTTGTTTTCATAAGTTTGTTGTTTTAGATTCACATTCTTTCTTGAAGGTGTATTGAACGTATTTTTTCAGTTTAAAGCAATACAACCCATTGATACAATTGCGATGAAATTCGCAATTTCGGCAGTCGTTAGACATTTGGCCACAGCTCCTTTTCGGGAATATTCAGATACTCTGAGATAACCTTTCTTTTCAAAGCATCAGGAACAAAGTCCCCTCGAAGCCATCTGTAGACCGTACTCTCATTCACACGACATAGTTTTGTTAAATCCATAATCGCCTCCTTCCTCTGATTTGGCAGCGATTTAATGTACTCTGTAAATTTCATTTCTAATCTTTTTTAATGTTTTCATTCCTACGTCAAATGTTTTTATTATTTTCGTAATGCAAATATTATTACGCAGTGCAAAGATAGAAATATAATTTCAAAAACAGAATTTATTTATTGAAAATAATGAAAATATATTTCAAATACATCAGTACTATGCGATGTGATCTTTGCTAACTTTAACTACATAAAAAAAATGTAATATGTTAAGTGAAACTCTGATTAATAATATTCGCAAGATAATGAATGATAGGAATATTACACAAGCTGCTATGGCTGGCTATTTAAAAACAAGTCCGTCTCAGTTTAGTAAGATATTAAGTGGACAAGTTAAATTGAAATTAGAGGAAGTTTCAAATCTTGCAACATCTATTTCTATGAGAGAAATAGATATTATAACTTATCCTGAAGTATATGTTTCACAGAAAGAAACGAAACAGAATGAGCCTGAGGTTTCATTACAGATTAAGCTAAAGAAAGATAAACGTGATCAAGTCTTAAGGTTGATCTTTGGTGATAATAACATAGAAATATTAAATAAATAGCACTATGAATAAAGAATTAGAAGAATTAAGAGGCAAGGCTGCCATAGCTGCTATGTCGGCTTTATTGCCTTCTTATAAAGCTCCTGTACCAGATTATTTGGAGAAGAAAGGTATGAGCTCAGAAGAATATTTGGCAAAGCAGTGTATTAAATTTGTCAATGCTTTAATCAAAGAATTAGAAGTAGATGGTAATGAGTGAGTCTATTACAGACCGAATAAAGCATATATTAGATTCAGAGGGGCATACGGTTAGTACGTTTGCACGAAAGCTGGGAATATCCTGGACTTCTGCAAATAATATTGTGTCAGGGCGAAATGCACCAAATTATGAAACGATAGTAAAGATAATCGAGAGTTTCGATAATATAGATGCTAACTGGCTGGTTATGGGACAGAAAGGAGCAAAAAGGACTGATGCAGAAAAGCTGTATTCTATTATATCCACCCAACAAAAAACCATTGAAAGCCAGCAAAAAACGATTGACCGACTTACGGCAAAACTTGTCGAAAACATACCTGAAGAGTCTGATAGAAAAGTGGAAGATGCCGTATAATTAAGATGTATCCTGAAGGCTTCAAAAAGTGATTTTACGGTGTAATTATCTAAAAATACAAGTAAAAATATCACTCAAATATTTGAAGCACAAAGTAGTGTGAAATCGATACTGTCGGTGGAAAGTCGGCAATATATAGCTAATAATATTAAATTGCCCCATTGAATATCAGCAAGTTAAAGTTACACTTAATGCAACCGAAGTCTTGTCATCCCGACAATCGAGTAGGAGGTAAACCCTAATCATAGGTGTTTATTTCCTACTTTCGTGTTCACCGACCTCTCACACCACC